TACCTGAACCCTAGTGCTACGGCACACTATTTTACAGAACCTCTTAAACTTCTCACACTCGCGTCCAAAATCCATTGGGCGTAAGCGTAAGATTGGAGAATGTTCCCTTTCTCAAGGGGGCTAATCGTGTTCAGCTGACTGACATGGTATCGTTTTGTATTAATAGATACTCAGGTCTTGACGTCAATAAGGAGTCTTAGAACCCCATACTGACTTCCTGACCATATCGATAACGACTGATTTTTCAGTTTCATACTTGACTCGAGAGGTCTCAGTCTTGTATGTTCACTTATAAATCACCGCTTCGGTCTGGTCAAGTCAGTCTAACGCCTTTTCAAAAGTAACGTTACTGTACTTGGCATGTTCGTATAGGGCGTCCTCCACGCTCTCGACGAACTCCAAGATATCAGTATCTTTATCCCAGTCTTCGATAATATCCTGAAAGAAACCAGACAGCTGGTATTTCAGAATCTTTTCGTCTTCTGGTCAGGGGGCTCTGTGGTCGATAAGTCTTACTAAGTGAGATGAAGCATTCTCCAATAACGCTTCATAGTCCTTAAGTAAGATCTTTGCTTTATATAAAGCATGCTGTAGAACTATAGCAGATAATTCTGCGTGTAGTTCATCAGCAATCTCCCTACGGAGCTCTTCTTTTGAAAAGGGGTAAGTCCCATTTCAAAGGCCATTTAAAACATCCAGCTCAAACTGTAATATTGCTCTAAGAGGAAGCTGAAAATCAGCTTTCTCTCAATCGAATTCCTCATAACGAGGATTGATGAGAGCTTCTATTACGACTCTATGCTCTACCAATTCTTTCGAATGAAGTAGACCTAAGAGTGAAATAGCTGGGAGGCCAACCTCTTTTAGATTTCTAAAAGAGTTCTTACCAATAGTTCGGGTGAACAGATTAGCAAGAGTATTGACCGATTTCACTAATCCTAATTTAGTGTAAGAGTACGCATCCGCTACTCTTGCAGCTAAACTAGAACTAGAGAAAACCTGTTGAAATGACAACGATGATACATTGGTACCGTTAACAATGAACCTCATCGCAAATTCGAATACAGGGAGGGAGATAGACGAAATGGATTTTGACACATTAATGTCAACACCCAGTTCCTCCATAACCTCTAAGTATCTTTTGGCAAGTGACGAGTCGAAAATGACTATATCGTCCCCTAGAATCTCATATCGATCTTCTCAAGTGGTAAGGTTACCATTTAAGTGAGAACAATATTGTAGAATCCAGTGGTGCGTTATAGCCAATCCCGCTCAGGAACTAAGCCCCCCCATAGGTTGCCCTACGGAGTAACGGTACTCATTCCCTTGATCTATAAGTAGATTAGGAAATTTCTTTTTGACATTATGTCCAAAATGAAAAGACCTGTCTACTAGAACGTCAAATCAAGCGTTTCCCAACCCTGGGACGCCTGTTAGACTTTCTAATACAGCTGCAATCAGACGGGCAGGGAGCCTATCTGTAGCAGATGAAAGATCAAAGGAGTAAGCACATTTATACTTGATCGACTTCTCGGTGGATCGTTCCACACTCTTATCTTGATCGAAAGTCCCATCGTTGGGAATTTGTTTCAAGACGTGGAATAATGCATCATGAAGCGGCGCTATCACGGATTGGGTAATAGAATCGACTAGAGCGAAAACTCTAATCTTTCCTGCTGCCTCTTCCTTAATAGCGAACTGACTAAGCCCTGTTCCTCCTTCAGATTTCTTGGATGGAAAACTGAAATGAGGAGAGGCTTGGACAGTATCATGTATAGACGTTAGTCCTTCTATTAATGAGTCTCACCGTGCCAGAGAAAACTTAGATTCCCGGAGAACATCAATATATTTATTGAGATTCTCCCAGATTCTTCGTTGCTCTGAGTTCCCCTTCGTAAGCCGGTCTAAATCAGTGAGTAATCCCTGATAAGACATAGCATTCGAAGGAGAAGCTTTGTGTGAAAGCACAAACGTTCGCGGTGCCAACTTGAATTTACTAAAATCGATACCGAGCCGGTGAAAACCTCATCCGGGTCGGACGACTTTAATAAATTCAATCATTGATAGTAACTTCGGCATACTACCCTTAAATGGATCATAGATACTATTTACCTTGGTTTGACCAGGTATAATAATAATTCTATAGATTCCAAATAACGACATCCAGAATCGGAGTATTCCGTGATGTCCTTCTCTGATTAACTTTCGGTCCTTGGCATCTATGATGGCAGGGAATCCGTTAATTAACCGGGGAAGCGGGAGGTTGGGCTCTAGTTCTCTCAATGAGGAAAGCTTATCGTCCCCTAAGTACTTCTGAAGAGCAACACGGTTCGCTTTCAACCATTTTACGGTGAAAGTCGAGCCATGATGCTTATTCATTTTCATCAGGAAAGTGATAAACCTTCATGAGATCTTAACACGATTAGCCATCGAACCTTGTCCAGCTAGCGAGAGAAGAACAATCTTCTCCAACCGGCCAGGCAAGGCTCGCCTCAAACGAGACATCGGGAACATTTTCTCCAGTCTTACTGCTTTTGATCGAGCCATGACAAGTTTCTTTAATAAGTTACTTTTCATTGGTTTTGATTAAAATAAAGATACTACCTCACTATGCCGGGGTCCGGATCATCCTTCCTCTCTCCAAGAGGGGAATCATGATGTGGATCCTACATTCTTAATCGCTTCCTGGAACCCCCTTCTTCTCTGACAATCATTCATTGAGAGAGGAATTCGAGTTGTCAATAGTAGTTGCTAATTACTAGAGATTTCTCGAGTTCATCTCAATGTTTGATTTTAGTAGTTATTCTAGATTTACAACAGAGGTCACTATGACATGTAACTAGTTAACTATTATCAGACAGGGGAGAGGACTCCAAGAGTTACGATTAAGCGCAGGCACCATGCTGTGTACCGGACCCTCGCATTCGAAGGTCTGGGGGTATAGTTGAGTAAGAGGCTATCTGAAGAAAACTTGGTTATTCATAGGATATGGACCTAGTTCATATTCCGACGATTTAACCAAGTCGGACAGGCTTCCGCCTTAAGGCGTGAGCTTAATCCAACTTCGGATGGGGGGAGTCTAACTTCGCTTCGAATCACGCCGTTTCACCAGGAAAGTCGGTCAAGATCCGAAGTTTATATAAACTTCTCTCTTAAAGATCTTTCACCTAGAACCCAAACTGGACCCTCAAATAGAGCTACTTGTTAGCTCGGGGAGAGGACCAATCCAGG